CAAACTTGGAAACTGCAAAGCTCGACCCCGTAAGCGTGGTAACCGTATCTAGATAAACAATATCATCTTCATTCATTCCATGAGGGGAAGGAAAGGTTATCGTGACAGTAGGCTCACCCATCGTTGTAGAAAAATCACAGCCTGTAATTGTCTTATTGATAGGATGAATGTCGTAGTATTGTCCGCCTGAATAGACGTATAAAATTCTATTGGTACCAATAGCAGCGTATTTAATCCCTGCGTTGTCATCGAAATGGTGGAGTGCTCTGCCGGCTCCAGTCAGTTTGTGCTCACCGAGTTGATCCCAGCCTCCTATTTTTTCAGGGGTACCATATCTAAAACGTACGTTATTTCC